TTTTAACATAAAATGCGAAGATTCAAGAAAACGGCTCCTCGCAAGCCCCATGGAACATATATCGCATAGACGATTCATTCTACACCTTCCCCTTAGCACGCCACACTACGGGACCAGCCGTACTTGTGAATACTACGGTTACTACGCCACTCAAGTTATTCCGTTCCGGGTAAGATGTCGGATAAGTTGCGTTAGCCGTCCCACCGCTCTGAAGAGACCACACCTCAAACGTTTCTATGGTTCCGAGACCAGTATCAACGTAAGCCGCAACCTCTCCACTAGACATGGTAATGCCACCGTAGTTAACCCGCCTGTTTCCCTCGATGCTTCGGTGATTTATGGTGTAAGTTATTGCCATCGTATGCACCTACTTGATATCAGTCAATTTGCCTTGGGCTGCGAAGTTGTAACAACGCAGTTCCCCAATGGTGTAGTAGTGCCCCTCTATTCCGTGTCCGTTAAGGTTTATGGTGTCCTCAGGATACTTAGACTCCACGTACACAGTTGGCATCTTCACGCCGATGCGAACGTAGTCGGTGTCTACAAAGGTAAACGGCGCAACCTCGTTGGTTCTAACCGCTGCCCTGCTTGAGTCATAGTCCTGACATGGAATTATCGGTACGCCAAAGTACGTCGCAACACTGAACCCAGCCTCGTAGCCTGGAGTTACACCAGATGCTTCTCCGGCCCTTGGAAGGTACGTTGCTTCACCTAGTACGTTGAAGCGCCTCTCAGCTTCGAGCAGTGCGCTTAGTGCCTTTATCGAGTTGTAGCCACACATGATTACCTTTGGCCTTCCACCTGCTTTGGTGACGCTACTCCATACGCTATCCATAAGCGTCACAGACAGGTCTCTTAGATGACCGGCTGCGCTTCCAGAGCTTGAAACCTGTGCATCATAGGTCGTGGCGGCATCTCTGTTAAGGCTGTAGATGTCCGGGTCTGAGGCTGCGCTACAGTGACCTGACTCTGCGGAGCTTGATGCTACACGGTCGATTGACTCGAAGCCGTTGCTGGCTGGGGTGTCAACGTCCTGCACCAAGTATGCGCTGATGGCTCTGCTGTGTGCTTCGCCTTTCTGTCGCCTCATGTAATCGGCGTTCACTGTGTCGTCTACGTCACCTAGGACATACTGCTTCCAAGTCATGCCCCATCCGTGGTCAATTAGCTTTGGGGGAACGGTGATGCTTGCTAGTGTTGGGTGTGTGCTATCTGAGATGTCGGTGAAGTTGCTTGCAACTCCTTCAGCCAATCCACCTGATGGGAAGGTTACTCCTGAAGCGGTTTCCATCCTGTAGGCTGACTTGATCCATGGCTCCTTTGGCAGTGCGGCGAACCCGTTCATCTCGTAGTTTATCTTGCTCCAGATTTTAGCTCCGAGAACCTGGTGCCACCAAGCAGTGTCAGTGCTTATAACTGCGTCTTTGTCCTTCATAATGGTGTCGGCGTTCAGTGGTCCGTAGTACATTTTCTCCATTTCTTCAAGGGATTTAAAGGGGTACTCTATTAGATTCAATTTTTTTCTTCCTCCTAATTTTTCTTCATTCCTTCTTGGATGTTTTTCCAAGGCATCCTGTAGAGACTTGCCAAGTCCAGTGTTGGTTGTGGGTCTAATGCTTGCGCGGATACTCCCCGCGTCTCTATTTCAGGTGGAGTAACGGGTTCAGTGACAACTGGTTTAGGAGGTTCAACTGTAGGAGTCTCCTTTACTGGTTCCACTGGTGTTTCCACTGGTGGCTCCGGCACTGGAGGCGGCTCTACAGGCGGTGCTTCCTGAACTTTAGGTTCCACGGGTGCATCGGGTTTGGCTGGTTCAACGGATTTCTCTATTTTTCCAACCTCGTCCTCGCAATCACGTGGTTCCTCTTTCGGTGTCTTTCCCATTTTTATTTCCTCTACTATCTGACTTAATCGTTTTAGTTCAGCAGCCAGAACCTCGACTGTCATCGGGGCTATGGCTTCCTCTTCGTCGGCTTTCGTCTCTTGGTCCTTGGGTATTTCCGAATCGTCTATTTGCGATTCATCTACTTCTGTTTCTCTCACATCCTCTTCTTTACTCAATGGGGTTTCCCCCTCTGTTTTTGGCTCGTCAGGTAGGAGAGGAGAGTTGAAGCCACCGTGCTGCTCCTCTTCCGTTATGACCGGCGACGGTCTTAACAATGCTAAGTCGTAATAGGAAACATAGTCTTCGTCTTCTTTCTGCTTATCTATTACCAGGAATCTTTCATCATCGTCAAACATCTTTGATAGATGACCACGAAGAGACTCGTCTTGTGTTCCTATTACGACGTGATAGTGTCCGCTGTCTGGACACGGATTCTTACTGATTTTAAGAAGCCCTTCAACGACAACCTGCTCTGTTAGGTGCTTCGTAGCCTCATTCAACTTCGCTAAGTCGTCTCTCTTCAGTATGTTGAAGAGGGAGACTTCGTTTGCTGGTTTATCCACTATTCCAACCTCATATAACTCTAAATCTGTGATCTTGTTGACGCAGAATGACCCATTGCATTCCTGTTGTCCGGGGCGAAGGTTTTTTCCTCCTATGCTGTAGCCTCTGAATTCTCCGTTTTCTATTTTTCTCCATACCTCGTCTGATACTGATATGTCGTCTCTAACCTGTGATACGAGGTACAGCCCTCTTTCGTCTACACCGCTTTTATGGACGTTTCCTTTGGTGTCTACGACTTCCTCGAATATCACTTTTGCGAGCGGTATGTTGCTGTGGAGAAGACTTAGAATGCAGAATTCAGGGTTCTGACGCCATTTTGCCCATGCTTTCTTTAGGGCGTCAAGGGTAACTACATCGTTTTGACTGTCAACTATGTCTGCTATATTAGCGTATCCAGCGATGAATCTCTTGTTGCCTTGGTGTGTGGCAATGTCGAGTTTCTGGATGACGGCATTTTGATTTATTATTGTATCTACTGATACCCCTGAATCGGTAATTGACATCAAAGGGTTTATATAATGTTCAAATATAAAAGCATACGACGAAAGATGAGTCAAATAGATTTAATACATAATTCAGAGTGGGATACAATGATTGTACTAGATGCTTGCCGCCACGATTTCTTCAAGAAGTGTAACACGTTTAAAGGAAAACTTATGAATGTTCAATCAATTGCACCACACACATATTCATGGGCGACAAACACTTTCACAGGCAAATATCCATGGTTATACTTCTCCGCTCACATGTGGATAGGAGACAAAATTAGACCCAAGAAGCCTTGGAATGCTGTTCAGCACTTTAAGAAGGTTCTTCCAATATGGGAAACAGAGTGGAACGACGATCTTGGAACCGTTCACCCTAACGCCGTCGGTAAATATGTGCGGAAATACTTTGAGGAAAACCCGGAGGAGAAGTGTATCATACATTATGTTCAACCTCATGGACCTTGGATTGGGAAGCCGGGGATGAAGATGCATTGGACTAAGGAGCTTCACGACCAATACGGTGTTATGGCTGATTACATGGCTCAAGTTAAGAAGCCTCCTCATAACTTCATGAAGAAGATTTACAAAGCGAACTTGAATCTGGTGCTTCGCTCAATTAAGAAGTATGTGAAATACTTTCCGGGTCAAGTTGTTATTACGGCTGATCACGGTGAAATGCTTGGTGAGTGGGATAAAACGTATCGAATGGGGTTGTATCTTCATAAGGAGAATTTTCCTAAGTGGGCTGACACTTTAATCAAGCAGGTTCCGTGGTTCATTATGGATCGGTAACGTAATCTCTATATATTCCAGTGCAGTATCTCTGAATTGTTTTCGGAGATATCTATGTTTTCACTATGACTATTCAAGTAAAGGTTAATGATGAAACTGTTATCAGCGACAGCACCATTGAGGACACCGATTTGGAAGATGCAATAATTGGTATTGAAGCCCGCAACTGGTGGATTGCTTTTAAACGGAAGCATCCATCTATAACTAAGGTTGAAATAGAGCAGACTTAGTGAGTTAAATCATTATAACCCAAGTCTGCCCACATGGGTGAAACCAATTAACGTAAATCAGTTTAAACCCAGCCGACATTGCAAGTTCGTCAAACGTCTCCTTTTTATATGAAACCAACCCAGGATAAATCCATTTACTACCAGCATAATCTTCAAAACCAATAAAGTAGGTTGCCAGAAACACCCCGTTTTCTTTTAATACTTTACGTGCCTCATTCATACAAGACTCGATCTGACTCTTAGATGAGTGACTGAATATGCTCTGGGCAACTACGAAGTCGAACTTTCTGTTTAAAGAAGATAGTTTAAAGTCTGACCTATAACTGAAAACAGGCTTCTTCAAATCAATTAATTCTTCGCTTAACTCCTCTATAACTGCATCTTTAATAAGCCATGAATTAGGGTCAACTCCATAGTAGTGCTCCGGTTTAAGATACTGAATCAACAGTCTTCCGGCACGAAGAGAACCGCATCCAACATCTAGTAAGTAGTGGTTCTCCCGTAATCCTAGAAGTGTGAGAAGGTTGAACTGGGTTGCACCCATTACGTCGTATAGTTGTTCTGGACCTACGAAGTTTCTGTAGTTAACCATGTTGTTCGCCGTTTATACAGAACTGCGAATC